CTGGAAAGAACCCCTTTCAAAGAATACCTTAGCTAAACCAGTATAATCGTCATTCCCTGAATAGTATACTTTAACAATATCTCCTTCAAATACTTGATTATTCCATTTGTCAGTATATCCAGAAGACTGCTCTAACTTATAATTTTCTCGATTATCTTCATAACCCGTCTCTCCGGAGTCTGCATTACCCCACCAAATATGAGATCCATCTAAGCTCATTACTACATTTTTATTGTCAACATACATAGAATTAACTTTATCCCATAGTCTATAGCTATTCATTTATCTTCTCCTTTTATTTTATAGCCAATAAGCCAAGCTTTAGCGAACGTATCCGAATTCTTACTGATATACTTTGCTATAGCTTCAGTAGGATATCCGTAAGAAATGGCGTCAAGAAAAATATAGGCTAAATTGTCTTTTGTTTTACAATCTTCATTAAATCTATGCTTATCCTTAATAAAATTCGAAATATATTTAGGGACTTCTGGTAAGTCACTACCAACCATATTATTCTTCTCCCTCAACAAAAAATTCTGCAAACTTATTAGCAAATTCCTCGTTAGTTATAGGAGGCATAATACGTCCGTCCTCTTTATAAATCCAATCAGATGGTTTTATATAGTAGCCCATCTCAGGATCATCTTTACCATAGTTTAGATAATCATAGCCATCGCGAGAGTCAGCAATCTTGCCAATAGAATGTTCAAATATAGTATCTTGAGTACCATCATATTGGATTGCTTCAACTTTAGTTTTATGATGTTCATCCCCTATAGTTAGTTCAGCAGAAACTTTTACCCAACTGGGATTCAGAATATACGCTTCTGATAAATTAGCATATCCATTAGCCTTAAAAAAGAATAATCCAACGGGAATATCTTCAATAGCATAACCGTCACCAATAGAAGTAATAAGAGCAACTTCATCCATTTCTTTGTTATAAAAGGCATCCCCTACATTTATATCGATGCCATTTTCAATAGTTACTTTATTAGTTATTTTCATTATTTAGCCCCTTTTCAAACTCTTCAAATCGGTTAAGATACTCTTTAGCTTTGTCAATATCCTCGATACCATTCTTATTATTCTCACGAACAACATACTTAATAATATTCATCTTCATGGCTCCTCGGAACTCCTCAGGAGTAAGAATATCTTTTAAATGCCATAACAAATCATGATCGCCATTTTTATAATGGTCTGGTTCAATTGCATCGTGTCGGTAGTTATCTTCGGGTTTATCATTAAGGGTAAAATAGAAGGCTTTATATGGGTGCTCTGCATCGCCAACAGCACATACTACCAAACTATAGTTAGTAATCCCATTCATTCTCCCTTGATATACCCCGATTGGAATGTCTTCAGAAGATAAGGACTTCATAATATTAGGGATTTCTTTCACATTTTCCGGATATACGCCCACTTTTTCTATCCAGTCTTTAGTTAACTCCGGTAGAACCATCCCACCTTTCTTACCTTTACCATTAAGATAATTAAGAACATAAGACTTATTCCGATAATCTCCTTTGACTGGAGTAATATAAGCATTTTCAAAATTACCATCTAAATCCTTTAGTGTAAATCCCATAATGATCCTCCTAATTAATATCTTTAGCTTTTATTACTTACACATATCCTTTATATTTAAATAGTATACTAAAAATGTGCCCATGTCAAGGCACCTAATGCTATTTATCCCACATTTTTAAATTAATTCTAGCTGTTACAGGAATATCTCGGAATGTATCATCTGGATTGTGTATATAGGCGCGTAACATTTCCCAAGCATGATTACTATTATCAATATCCGACACCTTACCCTGGTTATAACTAAGTGTTAATTCCATAAAATTATTTACAACCGTAATTAATGGATAATTTGCATAATTGTCTATTTTCCTTTTAACATTACTAGACTTACCAATTTCCACTAGTTTACTATGGTAGCTATATAGAAGGGTACTAATCTCTTTGGTTAGTAAAGCATTTTCATTAACCACATCCTCTTCATTCTTAAAAAGATTCTGCAAAAGACTCTCAAAAATATTATTCAATTCGGTATTTAACCTATCTCTAGTATCTGAAAGTACTTGTAGTTTTGCAAAAGTTGTTGGATGATCCATAGCTAGTCTTCCTCCTTGATAAGTGTCTTACCATGCTCAGCTACTTTTGCTTGAAATTCCCCATCTGGAAGAGTTTTAATATACTTAATTAATTCAGTGAACTCCGCATCTGTAAACGCATATCTATTTGAAGTCAGAAAATCGGTGTCAATCGTATCTGTATCAAAGGGGAAATAGAATTCTCCTAACTTGTACCAAACGGTGTCTGTGAACTACCCGTCACTGAAGTAACGAGCTTCTAGGAACACTGCATGCTTGTCTAATATTATTAAAACATCAGATAGAGGTTACAGCTATTTACTAAGGGCTGTTCCAGCCCAGTTTAGTCTTTAAATTTTTAAGCACTTAGAATGTTATTAGCGGCATTAATATCCCTATCATGGTGTATACCACAATTAGGACAAGTCCATTGGCGGATATCTAATGTATGTTTCCCATCATCATACCCGCAATTAGAACAAATTTGACTAGTTTTTCGTGGATTAACAGTGACCAGCTGCTTCCCATACCACTCACACTTATACTCTAACTGTCTTCTAATTTCTCTCCATGACTGATTAGCAATAGCTCGAGCAAGCTTATGATTCTTAAGAAGATTTTTGGTTTTCAAATCTTCAATTTTAATCACATCATATTGCTCTACTAACTGCTTAGTCAGATTATGCAGGTAGCTATTCCGTTGGTTGGCGATCTTTTCACTATACTTAGCTACCATATGCTTAGCTTTTAGATAGTTCTTAAAGTCAGATAGTTCTCGTGGATTCATTACCTTATTGTTCTGATCCCAAGCTATTTCTTCCATAGCTTGTAATCGTCTACGCGCTAGTCGTTTCTCCCAATAGTGTTTCTTTTTAGCTAAAAGTTTATCAAAACGAATAGTTGGATATTTAATACTATCACTAGTAATCATTAAGTCTGCTATTCCCATGTCAATCCCTACAGATTTATTAGTTTTAGGCAACTTGCTAACTTCAGTGTCAACTAAAACAACGGCATAGAACTTCCCAGTAGGGGATAACCGAATAGTTACATTCTTAATCTTCCCAGTAATTTGACGGCCTGATCTGAAGTACATAGTCCCTAGCTTAGGTACCTTAAGCCTATGGTTATCAATCTGACAAATATTATTGTTAGTGTACCCTGATTGATAACTTTGTTTAGGAAACTTGCGTGACTTAAACTTTGGATGACCTGAGTATTCTTTAAATAACTTCTGGAAAGCACTATTTAGGTCTCTACTGACATGTTGTAAACTAGTTGATTCCGCCTTTTTAAGAAATGGATACTCTTGTTTTAAACATTTAATCAGATAATTCATACCAAATTCATTAACATATGAACCCCCATTACTATATCGTTCAATTTGCATGTCAAGTAGCTTATTCCAGACAAATCTACAGCAACCAAAATTGTTAACTATTTTGTACTGCTGTTCAATGTTAGGATATATTCTAGTTTTGATAGCTTTTAATGTCATGTATTCACCTCCTTATGTTTTAATTATACCATAATTTAGAATAACTTTTCCACTATTTTTCGCCTTTCCTATTGTCGATATTAATACTAGAATTATTAATATTATTTCCATTAAAATCTGTATTAATATTTTTTGAACTGTTAGTCATATGATTATCATCATAGCTTACCACCCATAAAGGCTTTAAGGAAAGCACGATAATTAAGCAAATAATTAATACAGTACAAATACCGATATAAATAGTGAATGTGCCAACGTATAAAACAAATAAATAGAAAGTTACTATTAAAATAAAACCAATAATATTAATAGGCAAATTTCTCCTGCAAAAGTGTCCCTTATAGTTTAAGAAATTAAAGACATTCAGCATAGTTATCATTAACAAGCTACTAGCAACCGCAATAACATAGTTATTTTTGGTTATATAGGGTAACAATCCCATAATTAAAATAAGCATAATATTAATTACTAGCCCGACACTTAAAACCATTTTAAAACTCTTAAATTTAAGCATAGTATCACTCCAAAACGATTAAGTCTTTAATATACGATAACATTGTTAAATTCCAAAAGTCTTTGCTAATGCCCCAAGATCCTGAATCAGTTTGAATAGTTACAACATTATTTTCTTCTTTAACTTCATAGGTGTTTTCTAATCGAAAAGAATGATTATCAAAATAAAAAGAAACTTTTGGAATTAAGATATACATAGTATCCTCCTAATCTAATACATAAATAAACTCA